CGGCGCTTAGATTGCGCCCATTCGGTATACGCTTGGATGTGAAGTTGCCCAGTATCAGGACTCCGCTCTATCTGAGCGATTCCATACTTAAGACCGGGGGCATCGGCGAGGTTTCGCCAAAATGCCTCATAAGCGTCTATTAATTCCGCTTCATCATCTGTGGCCTCATATCCCATATGACCGGGCCACACAGTAGAAACCCAGTGACGTTTCTGCTCGTTGCTCATAATTACTCCTCCAACGGATAATTATGACGAACATTTGACTTGCACAACATGCACCTGGTAGTATATCCTTTTCCATCAGGATCTACATACGTCAAATAAATATGTTCCCTTCCTTGCCAATCACAATAACCCCTGTAGGGTTCCTGGTCACTCACAAAAAACACCCACAATCATTTGGCCAACAATGTCGGCAAATCCTTCGGCTCATTAGGCTGTTAATCTTCACATACACTTTCATGCTCTTGGTCACTCGCATGTTAAGTGTTAAAAGGGGGGGGGTAATAATACTAACGCTAAAAAAGCGCCAGTTGCCCCCCCTTTCTTTTGTTCGCTTTGCTCACCAAGTCGTAGCGTGTAACGCTACTCCACCAATCACTAAAGCCGCAGCAATAGGAGTGCTGACAGGCTCAAGTGGATCAGGAATCAACAACATTGCTGCTCCTGTTCTAACCATCATAGAACCAACCGCTTCAACGGCCCATTCATCAGCAGGGTCCTGATAGCCTCCGGCGGCCACTGCGTGGGGCTTTTTCAAATCTGAAAATCCGGGGGGGTTCATATCAACCATCGACCAACGGGAAGATTCAATCCGGGGGGATTCAAACAATGAACGTCTGAAAATCCGGGGGGGTTCTGAAGATCCATCACCGGGGGTTTGACTCTCTACGATCACACCACCAATCTCAAAATAACTCGTCATTCAACCCACTCCGCTTCACAACAACTGCAAATGCAGTGAATAATATTCTCTTCAGAATCAGGATATCCAATATTATATTCAATTTCTGTCCTGATAACTTCAGCACGACAGTTACACATCAATATCGCTTCCGATAATTTCTTTTCTTTGCAGCTACTAATTTTTTAGTAGACTTTCTCTTATTAGTATATCTATACCTAACCATTTTGCCATTTTTCTTAAATGTCTTGCCATAATTATATTTTGCCATTATACACACACTCCTGATAGAGATGCAATAATTTTGTCACTAACACCAAGGAGGTGAAGGACAGCGACACCGAGCATATACTCAATACGGTTGTCTTTAATATGATTCAAAATCGACACAGCAGCAGGTGATTTATCAATAGGAGTTGTATCTGCAATCATACGATCACATCTCCGTCATTGGTTCACAGAGATATCCTCTGTGGTTTCCGGGAACCAAATCAATCATAATATGAATATGTGATGATTCATCAGAAGGATACCAATCAACAGCAATCAAACCACAAGGGAAATTGCCACCTTTCATACGTTGGGTGCCAATACCATTAACAACATTTGATTCATAAATATTTGTAATATCATGATACTGCAAAGCAGGCATCTGAGTTTCACCTCCGGGATAATTAACCTGAGGATAAGGCAACTCATCATTAATATCAGTAGCCAATTCAGTGATAATTTCACTATCATTTCCAACATTAAACATTTGTCTTAACCAATTATCAGGGTCATCTAAATCAGGAGATACCGGATCAGGAGACTGAGGATATGAACGAGAATCCGCATAACCTTCAACAACACCACGTGAAGAAGCAGTAGTATTGACACCAACCATATGTAAATACATTGAACTTGGATCTATTTCTGTTCCAGAAGCATCAGCGATAGTATTAGGCAAAACAATACGAGAAGGCTGCCATTCACCACCAGCAGCAAAATTATTCGCAGAATCAAAAGGCATCAAATTAGTCAAGTTCAAATCTGAACCACCAAGAAGAAACTCAGAAACATGACGAGTATCCATAAAAACCTTAAAATCACGGAACTTGGCCTTAGCAGACAAACCACCAGCCTCAGCCAATGCTTCATTTTGCTGTCTATTCCAAGCACGAAACGCTTTCTCCCATGCATTAGAAGTAACCCAAGTATTGGGTAGTTTACTTATAGCAATAGAACCAGAAACATCAGAAATCAACTTAAAACCGGCCACAGCCCAGTTAATTCCCTGTCGATAAAAACGACGATTAACTATCGAAGCAATCTGCGAAAGGTCAATATAACTACGATTACCAACACCGGGCGCCAAAACACTAAGAGTCATCTCAGAAGGCTGTATCTTATTCCTCTTCTTCATCACGGAGTATCCGTTCTTCTTTCTTGCCATGCTCTAACGAATCGTCAGAGGTTAATAATGGTTTCATCATCAGAGAATGATAAACGGCATTAATAGATCGCCAATGCGTAAAGTAGCATTCTGGATCCATGGAACAAATCCTTGCAGGTGAAAATCCGTCTCGCAAATATGAGAGTGCTCGCTGCTTTGGGGAAATTGCAGCTGCCTTTTCCTTTCGCCATTCTCCAAGTTCAGGTAGAACTTTTACTCTAGAATCAGTTTTACGACAGTAATCCCTCGCCGTATCTCGGGACCCTCTTCTGAAATCTAGATCGGATGGCATTATCTTGTATACCTCTGTTCGGCGCTTAGATTGCGCCCATTCGGTATACGCTTGGATGTGAAGTTGCCCAGTATCAGGACTCCGCTCTATCTGAGCGATTCCATACTTAAGACCGGGGGCATCGGCGAGGTTTCGCCAAA